AGCAACAAGTCAAGAGGTTTTTCAAAATTTTTTTAAATTCTTTGAGTTCCATGTTACAGGAAACTCCCAGCTGTTCCCCCACCTCATTTTTCTTATTTCCGCTACCTCCCACATATTTTTTTACTCGATGTATTGACTATTTCTGTTTGTTCATGTCATAATATTGATACAAGGAGGTGTAAGTATGGCCAATGTATTTGATGTCGCTGAGTTCTTCATCCGTATTGCAAACCAGAGTGAAGACGACCAAATGACTAACATGAAGTTAAACAAGCTATTGTACTACGCCCAAGGAGCCTTTCTCGCCCGGACAGGTAAGCCACTGTTTGAGAATCAAATTGAGGCCTGGCCTTTGGGGCCGGTAGTCACTGATATTTATCACAAATACAAAGTTTGTGGTAAAAACCCCATCAGTTCTGACGAGGATGTAAATCACGCAGCGTTTACGGAAGAGGAATTTGAAACCCTACTTGATGTGATGCGGGAATATGGCAAGTACACCGGTTCCACTCTCGTCTCTCTCTCCCACCTCCCCGGCACCCCGTGGCGCAACACTCAAGAGAAGGGGGAAAAAGTGCTGGATCGTGATGAAATAGCGGCTTATTTCATTGCCCATCCCGTCCCCCACTTAAAGGAAAAAATTACCACTCCGCAGGTCGCCGCCCTCCCGGCTGACTGGTATGACCCGGAAGAGGATGCCGAGTGGGAGGCGTATCTATGAGCAAATGGGATGTCTATCTTGCAAATGTCCCATTTGAGGACACCGCAGAATCAAAAATCAGACCTATCGTCATTTTAGATGATTCTGCCGTTGTGATCGACTGCTTGAAGATGACATCAAAACCGCCTCGCCTTGGGGAATATGTATTGCAGAAGTGGAGCGAGGCGGGTCTCAAAAAAGAAACAGCGGTTCGCATCTCTAAGCGGCTTTCCCTCAATTCTGCTACTCTTATAAAAAAGCTGGGTTCCTTACAGGCCATAGACATTATTGAGATTCAAAAGAGAATTACTTGATTTATCGACCAATACATAGGGCTGAGCCGGGGAGTAATCCCCGGCCTTTCCTTTGCTCAAAATCCCCTCAGTTCTACGCTCATTTCATGATCATAGTCTGCTTCGGTGTCGCTGTACTGGTAGGTATGTGTCACCTGCTCCACCAAAACATACTGATCCAGATTCATATCGCCCATTCCGGGTATCCGCATCAGGACCATCTGGCCGGCACGCAGCGGAACACCCAAACTCTCCACCTTCAGTGTCCGCAGCCGCCTGTTGTAATAGGACAGGCTTTCCATCGCTCGGGCCTGCACCTGAGCATCGTTCAGACTTTCGTCCACCTGCTGATAGAGCTGTAAAAGGCCCCATTCCGCAATCGTTGCGCTGTCCTGGGCGATAAACGCATCCATGCGCCCGGTGTCCTGATTGGGTCGGACCAGCTTAATGGAGTTGTAGGTCTGCTCGTCAATGTCGGTCTTATAGGTGTAATCCAGCAGCAGAGACTTCTCCCCGATAACATAAGGCGCGATCATGTCCGCTGCCCTTGTGAGGGATATCCCCTCCCCGTTGTCGTACATAACGAAAAGTTCCCCGGTATTCAGCAGTGTCCGCTGCACCGCTTCGCCGGCGATGTCGAGGCAGCTCTTGTTCTGCTGAATAAACGATGGGAACCTGTAGCCGGTGTCGGTGATCTCCCCCGTGGTGATCTGAAGGTCAGCTGCCATTTGGGAAATCATCTCCCCGGCTGTCATGCCATAGAAGGCATAGGAGGCGTTTGCCTTAAAATATCGCAGCCGGTCATAGCAGGTCACATTGATAACCTTCCAGCGGTCTGTGGTTTTAGTAAATACCCAACCGGAAAAGCGCAGCTCACCATCAACCGAAAGCCGCACCTCGTCCCCCTCAGAGAAAGAGAGGTCGCCGGCTTTGTTTAACGCAAATTTAAATGTGCCCGGCGCGCCGGTGCGGGTAGTGGTATGGGTGATACTCTGAGGAAATACCCGCCACGCCTTCCCGCTGGACCGGTTGTAAATGATTAAATCTATCATCCCGTCACCTGCAAACAATCCGCAGAAGTCCACCCCAGTGCCCCGCCACTCTCGGTGGTAACATGGTATGGGTCAGCCCGGGATAGGTCTACGATACGGGACACTTTCACCGTGCGGCCGTTACCGTTTCCGTAGCTCCCGCCGCCGTAACTGTCAGCGTAATAGCGGCCGTTTATGATGCAGAGGGAGCCGACAACGATTTGCCCCGGGGGAATGGTCCTTGTAGGCTCCACCGATGCCGCAAGGGGTACTTGCTCACTGTCCTCCTCCACCGGCTGAAACACCAGCTGCTGCGGAGCGTAATCCCGATACTCCACGATTTCAAGTGTAAAGTAAAAATCGCCAGTCTCCCCGCCTCGCTCTTCAGTGTCAAATTGAGTAACCAGACATTGAAAACCCTTATCATCTCCCCCGGAAAATGCTTCTCCGTTTTCATAGTAACGGATGGGGTGATAGACGATGATTTCCCGGTTCTTCATCGCCCCCTCGAAAAAGTCGATAAATTCAGAGGGCGGGACAAAACCCCTTTGCCCTACAAGCATCCCAGAAAAGGGACGCCCGGGAAAGAACGAGGAAATAGACACTTTTCGCTGGTTAGGGATACGGGGAATCATGATAGGACCTATCCCCATGACATTGTACTCCCCATTGCTCACCGACCGGGCAACCGGCAGCGTCTCGGGATTGACCGGGAGAAGATAGGACGCCGCCCCCTCTTTTTGAAAGTAGATACCAAATCTTCCCACGGTCGTCCCTCCTTTAAGGCATTGCGGTGGCCACAGTGGCTCCGCTGGATGTTTGCTCGATCAGGATCTCTGTGATGGCGTCCACAAGGGTCTGGAGATCTTCTTTGAAGTTCCCTGTGTTCTGTCCGTTCACCGTAATGACAGGCTGCTGTGTGGTCAGGTTGATCCGGTTGATATACTGCCTTTCAGCTATATCAACCAGTGACTTCAAATCCTCTTTGGTGCTGTCCACGGATTTTTTGATGGAGCTTGTGTCGCTTTTGATGGCCTTCAGCTGTACCGCTGTCAGACTGTCCAGCCCACCATTGGCCAGCTTGTTCCCCAGACTTCCGGCCGCACTTCCCCAAGATTCCATCGTAGTAGAGTAATCAATGTGGGCCATACGATCAAGAGTAATCTTTTTCTCTCCATAATTTTCATCGGCCCACGACTGTATTTTATTTCTGAGTGACGATAAATTTCCAGCTATGTCGGTCTTGAATATAGCGTCAATGCCTTTTCCTATGGTCTCAAATATCCCAATCGCAAAATCAGCCATATCAGTAAGCAGATGGACAATGGAACCAACAGGATCATTGAGGAAGTTAGCGAAAAACTCCGCAAAAGAAGCAAGGAGATTATAGGTATCGGCTACAAGGTTATAACCAAGAGCATAGAGCCACCCAGCACCTTTCCCTATGAAGGTGAAGATTTCTTCAGAGGTCACTCCCGCTTTCATAAGGCCTGTCACAAAGGCCGAAATCAGGCCTATTGTAACCACAAGAGGGGCTGCCGCTAAAAGTTCCGCCCCGTGGACGACTATCATTTGTGCCGCAAAAAAGGCAGCGGCGGCGGCAGCAACGGTAAATACCTCGACGGCGTGATTGCCAAGAAAATCAATCAGCTTTGCTCCACCCTCCAACAATGCACCGATGGCCATACCAGCCAATTTGGCGGCGGTATCAAGTCCCCGAAAAAAACGCTGCCCCGAGGACGAGTTCATAGCGGCATTGAGCTTCTCAACCCCACCCTGCATCCCAGCCATGGCATTGACCACTACCCGGGAGAAGGTGTCGTTCACAGTTGTTCCCATTCCGGAAAACGCTCCGCCGATTTTGTCCGGTGCTCGTTCGATTGCGTCTGTGATATAGCGCAGAACACGGCGTACAGAAAACAGGGTAATGACCGTCCGAGTCAGGCGGTTGCTCAGCTTTTCCACCGGATTTGAGGTCTTATTGAATCCCATAAAGGCGGAAACCGCTCGTTTGGCCCAGCTCTCGGTTTTCTTGGTGCTCTGCGCAAGTCGTTCTTGCTCTTTTGCTGCTTTCTGCGCAGCTCTGGCTATTTTGTCTTGCTCTCTCTGCGCCGCAGCGGCGGCCTTGTTCCGTGCATTTATCTCTTTTTGCGCCGCATTAGCCGCCGTCTGGGCTGCTTTCATCTCGGCCGCAAGACGTTGTTCCGCCGCCCGTGCCTGCCGCTCGACGTCTTTTGCAAGATGGTCTCCAAACTTGCTCCTACCCAACGCATTTGCGGATATATCCCCGTTTTTTGCGAGGTCGGCGAGGGAGCTACGGGCCAGAAGGTCGAATCGTTCCGCCTCTGCCGTTGCGCTTGTGAACACCAGGCCGATACGGTCCATTTGCCTTGCGAGGCTATCCAGCGCCCTATCTCTTTGGGAGTCAGTAAACGCCTCTTTGGCTGTTTCGGCATAGACATCCAGTTTTCCGATAAGCCAGTCAGTGGCCGTAGCCGATTGCTCCATCTTTTTGACGTATCGGTCTACGCTGCTGTCATGGACCTGGACATTAATTTCCTGATTGATTGCCGGCATAATCTCACCCCTTTTGTGCCGTTTCCCGGGACTTTATCTCTTTGTGGATCATCTCCGCCACCAGAATCTTTTCCCGCTCTGGTAATGCGTCATACTGTGAGGGGGACCAGCCCAGATTTACAAAGCAATAGTACGCAGCTATTGCGTCACCGTCCGGGTCTGGCCCCGATATTAGTTTTTTGCTTCTTGCTGGACGCCCTGGTCATCCATACCAGAAAGACGGCCGATAGCATCAGAAAGCGCCGCATACTCTCCGGCAAGAAGCATCTTACCGATAACCTGGTCCCCGGTCAAAACCCCATACGCTTCACAGAGGTCCGTAGCGGCAAAATCGGGCTGCACCGTGCCGGCAATGATAAGAGACTTGGTGAACGCATCAGCATCGAAATCGGTCACCGTATCCCCGGCCCGATTCCGATATGTCTTTGTGGCCTTCCTTTTGAGGGCAGCGGACTCTTCCTGCGAAACAGCCCGGATGATAAATGGGACAACGTTCCCCTCTTCGTCCTTGAAGCGCTGAGAGATAACGACCTCCTGATTTTCAGGGGTTTCGGGGTGAAGAAATGCGTGAAGTGTGGACATATTCTACCTTCCTTTCTGTTATCAGCCGTTCCCCAACTGAGCAGGGGGAGTAAAGCTGTCAATTCTCGCCACACGGGTCCAGGCAAAGTTGAAATCGTAGTTCAGCATTGCCTCCTCATCATTGAGGATGGAGATGGGGATCTCGCCTGTCAGGTGGCAGCCATAGTAGGCAGTAACCTCCTGTCCCAAGCTGGTGGCAGGGTCGTTGTTGGTGATTTGGATATCAAACTCAGGCATTACGCCGGTGTTGATATACTCCAGCACCATATCACGGAAAATATCATCGCCGTAATAGATGTTGCCGGTGCCAGTCTGAGTTGCGCCGTTGTTCTTACTCTGGACCCGCCGGGTGCCCACCACCCGCATATCCTGCGACTGGATATTGGCAACGGTGCGGATATTCCGCATCCCGGCAATGACCACATTCCGGCCGCCCATAGTAATAACAACGCTTCCCTCTGCGCCGTTTACGGTATCTCTTGCGAGCAAATGTTCAGCCATTTATGTACCCTCCTTTACGAAACCTCAATGGTCATATAGATCTTCTCTGTGGCGTCCACTGCCTGGATGGCGATGGTAATGACGATAGCGTCAATATCCTCTCCTGGCTGGATGTCCACATCAGCAACATCAAAATTCTGGATGCCCTGATTGGCCTGAATGTCCAGCAGGTATCCCACAATGACGGCTTTAAACCGGCTGCGGCCCTGCTCGTTGTTGTTTATAACGCCAATGAAGCCCTGGGCGAACTGCTGATACAGGTCATTGGCAATGGTATTGCAGAGCCGAATCACCCGGTTTTTCCGGTAGACCTTCCCGATGTCCTCGGTGTAGGTCACAAGGCTATTGATGTCCTGCTCCACCTTTACGGTACCGTTTTCGGCAAAAAGCACGAACTGCCCTTTATTCAGGGCGTCAATCGTGTCACTGTTGGTCAGAACAGGGGACACCGCCACCGCACCGGGATAGGTCGCATAGGTCAGACTCTGGTTGTATGTAGCACCGGCCAGAGCACCGGCGGCCCACCACACCGTCTGAGATGCTGTCAGCTGTGTACCGTCGCCCAGGGTAACGCCGCTTTCCACATCCACAATAAAGCGACTGTCAGGCCCCGTTGCAAAGCCGGAGGCCACCAACTGGGTGTATGCCCCGCTCTCATCCGCAATGCGCTTAACAAATGCGGACATGGCATCCAGAACAGTCGCATCACTGCCGTCATAGGCCAGCACATCAAATTTATAAGGCTCGATGGCCGAGAGAAAGGTGGAATAAGCGGCTGTAGACACCGTTCCGTCTGCACCACCGGTCAGGGCTACGCCGGTGTTTGCGGTAATATCGCCGGTACCGCTCCAGGTAACCCAGTTATTTTCCCGAAGGTCGGAAATGGCCGTAATGCCGATTTGGGTGTCTACGATTTCACCGTCCACCGCTGTGGAAACGGTAAACGTGTTGTCGACCTCCTCGGTCACGATGACCGTGATATCGTTCCCCCGGGCACCGGGATATTTTGCGGAAAAGTTCAGGTCACCGATGGCGCCGGCCGCCTGTTCAGCTCCAGCACCAGAAGGACGATAGAAGAGGATCTTCACCGGTCCGTTGGTCCGGTTGGTCCCCTTGAACATCTCATTCAACCACCGATTTTTCTCACTGGTGATGTCGTAGCCGGTAATGGGCGTGACATCCTGCCCCGCCTCAATCTCGGTAACAACACCGACCGGTCCCCAGCTGATGGCTTTTGCGAAGGCCACCACGCCACGGGCCCCCACATTCAGACCGGACGCTTTGGCGGTCTTGAAGCGGATATACACACCGGGGCGGACTTTATTCTGACTGGTCCAGGTTCCACCTGCCATGATAGATCACTCCTTTTTGATGAAGTCGGCAATAACTTTGTCGGCCTCCAAAATTGTGTATTTCGGTTTTTTGAGAATCGTCCGAAGGAAGTCTTTCTGGACATGGGCGTATCGCCCACTCCGGATAAGCGCCTCGGGGGTGAATCTCTTTTTCTGTTTCGGCGTGATAACCTCTGCGGTCTCCACAGCCGATTTCGATTTAGCCATTCTGTTCAGCCTCCTTTACCTCGATCGTGAGGTTTGCACGCTTCATAAGTACAGCAGCTTCCTCCGGCGTTACCCGCACCCGGACCTCAAACTTATAATGCAGTGCGTCAAGGTCTATCGTCCAGCTACGGTCAAATGCCCGTATGACTTCTGTGCTGTCTCTCTTTTCGTCTGTATAGGGAAATGTCTCCATGACCAGATCCAGCGCCTCACCGGCACGCTGGTATTTCTGCTGAAGGTCTGTCAGGTTGTAATCCTCCAGATAGGTCAAATCAAGGCCCAACGTCCGAAGATAGTAGCCGTCCAACTGCTTTTTAATGTTGCCATACCGCTGCTGGAGAAACATAGCCGGGGTTTCAGTGCCCTGCTGGTTTGGGTCCTCGTACATGGTCACGCCCGGCATAACCGGCTCCAGGTAATCCGCAAGGGACCGGGCGAGCGTTGTAAGTGTAAAAATCATTTCTCAAACAACTCCTTTACCCGCACCCCCAACTCGTCCTCCAGAGTCTCTGTGAATGCTTTAACGCCTTTGTCTACCATGAACTCACCCTTGACATAGGGTGTTTTCGTGCCCACCACGATACCCACATCGGCGTTGGGGTCATAGGACAACAATCCGCTTTCTGCGTCAATGTAGAGGCCGGGAACAAAGTGCCTGTCCATTCTGTGTCCGTCATTGACGTAGGAGGCGTACTGCAAATCACTTCTTAGGGCAGTATGGAAAATCTTCCCGCCAGATAACTCTACCCGGGTAGGTTCCACCACACTGTCACTGGCCCAGCTTTGCTTCAGTTTGCTGGTTATGGTATTCGGCCCGATGTATGGACCTCGGCCGGTTCCGTCTTTGGGTGGTGTCGCCTCAGTAGTGACTTCTACGGCTCGTATCGTAGCTTTTTTTACCGCTGCCGCCATAACCTCCGGGAAATCCTTCCGGGCTTTTTGCAGCTTTGTAAGATAGGGCCTAAAAGCGTTCGCCGCCATTATTTCACCCTCTCCTCCTGCAATAGCGTTACTTCCTGATGGGCAAGCCCGGGGATAACCGCCCCGAAAGGTTCATAGTAGTAATTGGGTTCCCCGGCAAAGGCTCTAATGACTTCACGGGACTTTCCCAACACACCGCCGCGGGTAATCAACAGCTCGTCCCCCGCTTTGATATCGACATCGTTATCCGCCGCAAGTTTTTGGGTCTGATCTACCTTTGCTGCTGTGCGCTGCATAGAGATTCCGTGGTCATTCTCCCGGTAGATCCTGCAAGGAATATCTGCGGCAATCTCTGTCCGCTTCTGCGTAGTCAGATTGCCCTTTTTTACGGGTGTGACCCGGAAAATGGTGACGGTGTCTGTGTACCAATCAGCATAGTTCACACTACCGCCCCCTCTCAGATAATTCCCATGCCGCCCATACCCACAAGCCGGGCACGGGTGGCGAACTGCTGGCCGTAAGATGTGGCGTTGAAATCGCCCCACTCTTTCAGGGCTTCAGAAACAGCCCCAGTATCGTAGGAGACCGAAGAATCCCCGAGTGTAGCACTCTTCACAACGCCAGAGACCGAACCGGTCGCCGCCGCCTGTGCGGGTGTCTGCGGATTTTCAGTGTAGTTCCGCAGATACAGAGTCACATAGTGGGCCACATAAAGGCCGGCGGCATAACGCCATCCGTCCAGCCACCTGTTGGGCTGGACGGATGCGTTTGCCTGATTGATGATCTCATCGAGGACTGTCTGCGGCAGGAAGGGCGTGACGGTCGCCTCCCCGTCATCGTCAGTCACGGTTTTGAAAAATTGCGGGAAGTCTGCCTGGAACATGGAAGCTGTATAGTTCCCTTTCCCTCCGGCAATGTTCGCCGCTCTTTCCACAACTCCGTAAAATTGATTTTGTCCGTAGAAGTAAGGCATCACGCCATCCCTCCCTTCTTAATCCTTTTTAGCCCGGGTTCTCTTAACGGTCTTTTCCAGCTTCTCGCCGCTTTCCTCGTCAGCCGCAATGACCTCTTTATCCTTCTTCCCGGCGGGGATGGCGATCTTGCCGTCCTTCACCAGAGCGTTAAAATAAGGGGTATCGCAAAACCGCTCCGGAACCTCAACGAGAGAGCCGGCTTTGACCAGCAGAGAGGCATCGCCGTCCCTGCTGGTCAGAATGATATTCCGATGAGAGAGAATGAACATTGTCAGTCCCTCCCCTTACACACCGTCCACATACAGAACGGTCTGGGGGTAGAACAGCTGCACCTGGGAGATGTTGGCCATATAGGCGGTGTCATAGCAAACCTCCGCAGCATTGGGAGAGGTCATGACCCGGGCCAGAGGCACCAGCTCGTCCACCTTCACATAGCGGCGGTCGTTGATGTACACCACCATACGGTCAGTACCGCCCGTGCCGGCACCCTTCAGCCACCGGGTGGCGCCGATGTAGAGAGAACCGCCGTTCTTTGCGGCGATGTTGTTCTTCAGCACATAGTCCATGATGCTCTCGGTCGCAAGGTCGGACACGGGGGTGTTGAGGATGTATCCATACAGCTCATAAGGCAGCAGGATATGGTTGGGCATGGCGCTCATGTCATACTCCGCAGCAGCCCAGGCAGCGCCCAGAGCACTGTTGATGTCCTGGAGGATCTGGGCGGGGGTCTTGTCGGCCCATTTGGTGGAGGGGGCGGCGGCGCCGTTGCTGGCGGCCATGGTCTCCACCGCATCGGGGTCATTGATAAGGCCGGTGGTGCCGTACTCCTCCATACCCACATAGGCATTGGCGTCCATATGCTTATCGTAGGCCAGCCGGACACCCTGGGTCAGAAGCTGGTCCAGAGAGCGACCAATAAAGTTACTCTTGGCCATGTCCACAAACATGACCCGCAAAGCGGCCGCAAACACATGAGCCTTGAACATGCCCTTATCCAGATTGGCCTGAACCACGGGGATGTTATTGGCACCGCCGGCCGTCACGGGGCCATTCTGGGCGCCGTTGGTGAGGCCATAGGCCACAGACATGGCAGAGACATAGTCCACCCAGCCACCGCCCACATCCACGGGAATGTCCCGGGGATAGGTCACGCTGGTCAGGGGTTCCCGGATAAGGGTGTCCCGCTTCTCCAGCTCACTGGTGAGGAAGGCACCGCCGGAAGCAATGCCGGCAGCGTCCAGCGTCATAGGACCTCCGGCTACGCCGGGGGTAGAAAAGACACCGCCGTTGGTGGTTCCCATATTCTTGAAAGCCATTGTTTTTTACCTCCTTACGCTTTCTGTAGGGTCAGGATGCGGACGCAGGCAATGCCATTGGCGTCGGCGGGACCCTCGAACACACAGCCGGGCAGTTCGACCGTGTTGGCACCGTCAGCTTCTGCCTCGATACCACCAACGACAGCCGTAGGCATCGCATCGTTGACCGTCACCCGGACATAGACCTTCCCGCCCAAAGCAGGGGTTCCCTTCTGCACCTTCACATTGATGGCGCCCCGCATGAAGACGCTGGCCGCATCGTTGGGGGCGTACTGGCCGACGCCCTGCTCCAGATAGTTGACGGAACTCTTGATTTCACGGGAAGCGAAGCCGACAAAATCGTCACCGGTGTCACCGGCGCCCATTGCGACTACATTCCCGTTGGTCCCGGCCTCGTATTTGACCGGGGTGCCGAAAACCAGAATGGCAGAACCGCCCACGGGGCGGGTCTTGACGATCATGTCCGGCTGGTAAGCGTAGGACCCCGCAAAGCCGTGGGGGAAATCCTTGCCGATGGTTTGGGTATAAAATCCCATGGTTTAGCCCTCCTTCTTCATGTGAGGGTTCCGGGCGTCATAGGCGCTCTGGGCACCCTCACAAATCTTATCGAAATTGGTCTTGGCCGCAGCATCTGCGGCCTTCCGAGCGGTCTCCTTTGTGGCCTTCTGGATATCGGACACGGGAGAAGCGCCACCACGGACAGCCTCAATCAGAGCGTCCGTCACATGGCTCTTCACATCCTTGTCCTCGATCTGCGCCACGATGGGCCGCATCAGCCGAAGGATAGCGGCGGAAAGCTCCTTGTCAGGGTGTTCCTCCACCTTCTCCTCGATCACCTCAGAGGCGCCATCCTCGTCCTCACAGCCAGCATCTCCGCCGGTCAGCTTGGTCAGCTCCTCGTCAATGGCGGTCTCATCACTGGACTTCTTGGGGCCACCATGGCCATTGATGCGCTTCTCAATGATCTCGATACGCTCCAGAATCTTGTCCAGCTTGGTACCCATGTCGTCCCCTTTGGGGATACCCTCGTCATTGACCTCACCGCCCTTGGTGGGTTCCGCCTCCGGCGCCTTTACGGCGGGGTCAGCGTCCAGCACCTTGGCAGTGCTCTCGGTCAGTTTTTCGAGTTCTTCGGGGGTGGCGTCCTTTGCCGCAATCCCAAAAAACTCCAGCAGTGCCTTAGTTGCGCTCATTTTGTGCGCTCCTTTCTGTGCCTCTGGGGCACTGTCTTTTATTGCGATCTCATGGCCGGCTCTGCCTCTCGGCACAACCGCTATGTGATTGCCTCTGATATTGGTCTGCTTGTAGCCGCCGTTCCCGTCCTGCACATAGTCGCAAATATAGCCACAAGAGACTTCACGCTTCACCCTGTTCTGCACTTCAGACGCAAGAACAGGGTCTTTAATCACCATATCGGCCACCAGCGTGTCACCCTCCCGGCGCACATTCTGCACATGACCTTTGGAGTAGGTGGCGAAGTTGGAGGCGTCAACGCCCTCCGTGGGATGGCCATCCGTCACATCCTTCCCCTCAAAGGAAGCCATGGCGACAGGAGAAAAGACATCCTCTTCCAGCCGCTCCACTTTGATTTGTGTCTCGGGATCTCCGTCCGTAATGCCCAACTCCCGGGCAAGGTAAATTTGCTTCCCAGTTCGGGCGATGGGCACATTTCGGCAGATAAGATAACCCTCCGGGGTTTCGCTGATGTTATCGCTGAGTTTAGAGCCAAAATAATAAATCATGCCGGTCAAGCCTCCTTGTAGGCGTCAAGCCATTTGTGATAGACCGCATCATCGGCCAGCTTATGCCGCTCGAAGGTCTGGAAGGTTTTGGGGACAATGTCAGGAATTGCAATCCGCATATCCTCCCACTCCCGATACCGTTCCAGCCAATGCCGCCGGCCGGCTTCTTTTTTGCGGTATGCCTCAATGGCCTTTTTGCTCCTCGGGTCCACCGTGTAAGGGTTTTGTACCGGGGAAGAAAACCGCTCAATCTTCTCAATTTCCTCCCGGCTTCGTCCTGCGGCCGTCCATGGTATAATCACACAACGGCAGTTGGGATGAATGTTCAGCCAGGTATTGGTCAGCTCATTGGGTCCGTTTTTATCCACCTTCCCAAAGGCGTCAGCCAGCGGCGGAAATTTTGGGTCCTTTCCGCTTTTGGAATAGACCCGGTTTTGATAAGGGGCGCATAGACCACATGGGTCTGATGCGCCCTTGATGGTGTAAAGGTCATGGTCCGGGTCCTGTGTCAGAACCGCCAAAACCTCTGCCTGCCGGATGGTGGTGCGGGTGACCATGGAAGCGTATGTATGCAGCCGCCACCGCCGGCCGGCCTTATCCACAAAGGCGGTCAGGCCCTCCCGCTGAAGGTCGGCTACAAAAGAATTGATATTTCTCCTCGACCCGGTGCCGGCGGCTCTGACTTTAGTGGCATGGGTCAGGCCGATTTCCCGCCAAACATCGGGCTTGTCCCGGCCGACAATGTAATCCGCCAGAGATTGATAGGCCGTATCCGCCGCTTCGTCTAACTCCGCCATAAGGGAGATGAGCAGCCGGTCAACGATCTGATGCTGTACCCCGGTCAAAGCCCCGGCCGCCATATATGCCCGCAAAGCGGCCCTGGCCGTTGTCGGCATGGTCCGGGCCTCCGGGTGATAGGCGTAAAACTCATATTCGATGGCCTTCGGGGACCACTCCCACGCCTCGGTCTTCATGCTGTTCAGTATCTGGCGTACCCGCTTCAGAGCGGCCACGACATGATAATCGGCAAACCCCAGAGAGCGAAGCCGGGCTATCTCGTTGATGATGTCGCTTTCGGTCTTCAGGTACAGCTTGATCAGCTTATCGCGGTACTCGTTCATATTTCACCACCCGAAAATGGGTATAAGAAAAGCACAGGCTTTTAAGCTCTGTGCTTCACTTTAGGATTATAAATGCTCTATAACGGTTTCCACTATCTCGGAAGCGCTCCCCAGATGCTCTCCCACTTTTCGCATAAGGGAGTTTTCCTCAAGATAGGCAATTCCGGCTGGGGTGATTTTAAGCCCGGTCGTCTCTTTCAGGGTTTCACGTCTCCCTATCTGTTTTTGAATGGCTAACCCGGATATCAGTCCATCTTTTAACGCATTGGACAGGAGGAAAAAGAAGTAATCCTCGCCCACCGGAAAATCCTTACTCCTTGGGGCTAAAATATTAAAATCCGGCTTTCGGTCCTCTTTCAAGCATCGGTAGAGGTATTTCAGCAGCTTATAGAGCATGGGGAAATAGTCGTCTTTCGCCATTCCTAATACACCTCAATCGTCTTCATCATCCATCAAAAGTTCTTCCTGGGTAATACCGTATAATCCAGGTTTAAGTAACTTTAACAGCTCCCAAAATGGAGCCTCCGGGTGTGCAGTCCCGTAATCGATAATTTCCTGTGCAGATCCATCGATACACGCCCCATACACAAGCATCTCTACATCTTCCTCAAGAACCTTATCTTTTTTTAACTCTCCTTGACCGATATACCGCTTAAGAAATTCTCTTAACTTCTTCTCCAACACTAACATTCCTTCCCGTTATTTTATCTTCGTTACCCATACTGTTTTAAAGCCGCCATATCCGTCAGCTTCTACTGTATATTGAGCGTGCGTGGTTCTTATTGTTCGTACTTCTCCCGCCTGAATACCCGGATACCGGGTATTCAATAGCCCTGTCAGTCTGGCGTAAGTCTTCGGCTTTAGCTGGATACCTGACTTATCCCGCTGCGGCGACGGGGCATATTTGGTTTTTCCTATTTTACCACTTATTCCAGTGGATGTCCAGCGTCCCCCTTCATCTCTTGGCTGACCAGGATCGTAGTCGATGGTCAGCCCGTCTTCAAAAGGGACCGCTCCCTCTCCCCATATTCCCGCAGTCGGGTCCTTCAGTGCCGTATCGTCCTTCCATGTCACGCCGGCAGCGGCATTGATGTCATCATCGGATATGCTTCCAAACATTCCGGTTTCATCGGACAGCTGTTTAAGCTCGTACATGGCGGTCTTCTTATCCAGCAAGCCGGACTGATATGCGCCAATGATGGTGTCCGCCTTTTTGTTAGCGATATTGGCAAGCTCATCCGCCGTAGGCGTCCATAACGGCGGGAACTGGATATCGTATGTATCCGGAACATACCCGATGGCGGACATAAAGATAACGGGCATCAGCTGCTCCAGAATAGGGCGAAGGTCGCTTTCCCGTTTCGTGTCCACATAATCGTAGTAGTTCTTCAGGTCACTCTCCCCTGTGGCATTCATGCCGGCAGGAGATCGCCCGAAAAGTTTCGTCACCGGGATACGGGTTGCACCCGAAAGGTCGAGACACATACTGTCATAGACATCTTTCAGCCCTGTGAAGGTGTACTGATTGTTCTGGAATTTATCATCCCTGTTCATCAGCTGAAGGCCAAAATTGGACTTGACCACGCTGATGGCCTGCATGGTTTCCCAGAATCGTCTCAGCTGCTCTTTGCCTCCTACGCTGATAAGCTGTTCCAGATTCTCAACGCTCATGATGTCCGTGTTCGCCCGGAATGTAAGATTGGCCATGTTGGCAGACACATTATCGTGTTTCTTGATATCTTCAAAGATGGCCTCGATCTCGCTCTCGCCCCAGTACATCTCTGCCACCTGCTCCAAAAACGGCAGCTCCCGGCCGGTAAACCGGATGATGCGGGAATGGTGGACGTGAGCCACGGTCTCCCCTCTGGCGTTCGTGATGTCATACCACATCGGCAGATTGAAATCACGGTCACCGGGGTCGTTTACGATTTCCATTCCCGGGGTAATTCCGCTCCATCTGTCCAGAATATAAAGCCCCTGAAACGAACCCGGCAGGACCGCAGAAAGGTCCAGCGGCTCCGACAGATCATCCTGTCCTTTGACTAGAATAAGCCCGGCAGCACCGCCATAAAGCCTCCCCCAGCAAAGTCCCCTGTTCAGTTTGTCCCTCAGCTGTGTATTGCGAAATACCCGGCTGATCTCGTCCATACTGTCGGGGGCAATGTCTCCCGTCAGATTGAACCACTCCCGAAGCATATCGTCCGGGATGATCTCAACGACATTCTGCACCACCCAATTCCCCCGATAGAGAGAGTTGAGCAGTGCGTAGTTGTCTGTCATTCTGGTCAGCGGATACTCGGTCGCCTCAATAGGCGCCTGACTTCCCAGCCCAAGCCGGAAGAGAGCGTTGGAAAATGCGTCCAGCGTCATAACCTGCCCGGTGTCGGCTTTTTCGGATTCTTTATGTCTTCGGCTCACAGCTCAAACCTCCATTCCGGGAGAGAATTGACTTTGTACCGCAAGGCATCCGCACTATGGTCGGATTCCTTCACCGGCTTCTCCACCCCGTGGAGGGCGGCTTTTTCGTCCCAAAGATAAGTTCCCATCTCGTCAATGAGACAGGAACAGGAATTGTGTATCTTGATTCGTCTTTTGGCCAGCAGGTTGGAAACTTTGCGAATGCCTTCCAGAACCTCATTGTTTGCCGGTCTCACATAGAAGCCCCGGCGCCGGCACTCCGCAATGAACGATGCCGCAGACGGGTCTATAATAAGCTCGCAGGGGTTGGATGTCCCCATGAACTTCTCCAGATCATCCGCATATTCAGTGTCCGTTTTCTGCCTGTACTCTTTCCGGCTGTCCCAGTTATACTCCCGGTCCACATACAGCGTTCCATCATAATCGTAAATGTCCAAAAAGCGGGTCGGGTTGGTTGTGCCGTAGTCGATGGCGATAGTTCGCTGGCCGGTCCATTCCAGGTCAACAGGCCTCTGCCCATCAGTGTAGACATTTTCGTCCTCGTTGAACATATCGTAAATCACGCCCTCAGAAATACACCACTCGCCCAGAACAAACCGCTTATAAAACACACCGCTGAACATTGAGCGGTAGCGCTCTTTTGTGGCCTCGTCCAAAGACGGGTTATCATCCATCAGGAAGTGAAGATGCATCGCCTTGTGTTTCTCCAGCTCCAGTATCCACTCCTGCCGGAACCAGTGCCGGGGATTTTCCGGGTTGCAGTTGAACCACAGCTTTGAACCGGTCACCGAGCACCGGGCAAGAGCCTGTTCCACAAATGACCGGGGCATAAGAGCCACCTCGTCCAAAAGTACGCCGGCCAGAGTAACGCCCTGGATAAGAGATGCGCTGCTTTCATCCTTGCCGCCGAAGAGATAAAAAATGTTCTCTTTGTCTCCCTGCTTCACAGAAAGAGCGTGTGCGCTGCGGCTGTACTGCAATTCAAACTGCTCCCGCAGATACCCAACACCCAGAAGCGGGTTGATGATATTTCTCTCTACGGCGCCCACAGACTTCCCGCAGAACGCAAAAGAACGGTGATTGAAACACCGCATAGCCCAAAGGATGAAAGAGACAGACATGATAGATGTCTTTCCGCTTCTGACCGCCCCATCGCAGATAAGGGCATCATAGTTCAGAAATGGAAACAGGAGGATTTGTGCCTGCTTGTCCGATAGTGGCTTAATTCCCATGCTGCTTTATCCACTCCTTTAGGGAGGCCGTAAGTGGGTCGTCTTCTCTATCCTGATGGCCAGATCCGGATTTCGGCTCAAATACTCCGAGGTGCTTGCCCAGCAATTCCAACACACGGATTTTGTTGGAAAACTTCAGAGGGCTGTCCGTGTAATCTGCGGCGGTCATTTCGGCAATCTCTTTGAGCTTATCGACCACATAGTCACCATCAAGCTGGGTCCGTTCCTGCCTTTTCTGAAATTCCTTTGTTATCACTTCCTGGATCTCCGGCATTTGAAGCAGTTTGTACCCCTGCTGTGCGGCCGTTTTCTTACTGTATCCGGCTCTCACAGCGGCGGCCGTGGCGTTGAAGTCCACCGTGTACTCGGCAACAAACCGCTGTTGTTTCGGCGTCAACGCCACGCATACTCACCACCTCACACGTTCAGATGTTGGTGCTGCCACCCGGATTTGAACCGGGAACCTATGAACCAACCCATCCACCGCTCTACCTGTTGAGCTATGGCAGCATAAAGGCGGCAGGTCTGCATACCCGCCGCCCACGGAAGGAGAAGGCCCGATATTCATACCGCCTCGGAGCAGGGCGGCGAAGAAAAGTCGATGGTGCAGCCCCTCTTCGGTGCTACACCACGATAGCATTATAGCACAGAAAAACGGTGAAAATCTGCCATCTTTTTCCCAGCTTATTCCAGTAGGCCCCGGTGAAGTGCCACCAACAGAATGAAATCCCGGTGCCACCTCCACGCCGTCCTCTCGCTGATATTGACCTTTTCTCCAGCCTCATACAGTCTCAATCCCTGGTTCGGCTGCCTAGGCCAGTAGACAAGGCCAATGAGCCGCAGCCGCTCCCTCCCGTCCTTCCGCCGCATGGTGGCCCGGATAGCCGCCTCCACAGCGTCAAGGCTCCGCTGTTCGGTCTGGGTCAGTTCCCGGGTGGCAACATCCTCAGTAGCACGGGAGGGAGTGCCGCTACCCGGCACTCCCGTATAGTTCGCTGTCATATTCGATTCATGCAGCGCCCAGTAACGGGCCAGATACGCTGGATACATCCGCACGATATTCCGGCAGAACCCCCACCACGGCTCCCTTGTTGTATTCACACAAACCGCCTCCCATGTCAAAGCCGCATGTTGTTTCGCCGTGCCACTTTCTGCAGTAAATCGGAACGGCATAATCATAATAAAATTTTGTCGATGGACCCCTCAAACCACATGTGTAAATCAATTTGCCATCCGACCCCCGTTCTACAAGCTCACAATGCGCACAGGTTTTACAGTTATGCTCTGTTTTGCATCTCTTCCGAAGCCAATAGGCCGAACTGCCGCCGATAAAGGCGACGGCGGTCAAGCCCTGGATCAAAGCATACATATCTACCATTTTCTTTTCTCCTTTCTCACCCCCTGAACCGGGACATGTCCCTCATATACCGGTCAAAGGCCTTCCACTTCTGCCGGGTGTTTTTCCATGTTCGGTTCTCATACAGCCACCGAAGAGCCCTTATGTACCACTCAATTTTATAAATCCACATAGGCGGTTACCTCCACAAATCAGGCAAAACGGCCTTCATGGCCGCAAACGGCAGAGGGATATTGGTAAAATCCTCGTCGTCGACACCAGCAATGATAATATCCCCGCAGAAGTCGACCCCGCAAATGGTGCAGTTATGCGGCAGCCCCAGCCGCCGGCCTTCTTCGTTGCAGATGACCACCAGATCATCCGCCAGAGTAACAGTCTCGATATTGCCGCCCACATATGCCTGCAAGTTCTCCAGTGTGGGCGTAACCCACACAGACGCCGGCTTACCGCCGGGCCTCTTGGTAATGACCTGAATCTTGTCCATCACTTCGCCTCCTCGTCCATCTTCGCCCCGCAGTTGGGGCAATAGTTGTATTTGCAAGCGTTCTGCCATCCACAGCAGGAGCAACGCTTAATCATTCTGTTTTTGCGACTTGGGTCATCGTATGGGTTGGTTGGCTCAAGCAGCCATCTCCCATGCCGCAAGGTTCTCATTGCTTGTGATTGATACCCTGTCCCACACATCGCAAAAAGCATTTCTTCCAATGCCGCATCCCGGTCAATATATTCAGGCATTTTCCGCCGCCTCCCTCAGTGCCGTCTCTGCCTCCGCCTTGGTTTGATACACATCCTCACTTGGGAATACCATAAGGGTTGTGTCGTAGCCTTCTACTGTTTCCTGCATATGATAACTCAAAGTTTTTTCTGCCTCCGTCATGCCATTGATATAGGCAGAAGCAATAATAAACCCCAGCACCTCTGCCAAAAACATAGAGCCTGCCACATCAAGGGCTTCACCATACTCATCCCGCTCTATCGCCCAAACACAGTCACCGTGGTTGAAACGAGATACCACCAGCCGCCCGTCCTTCTCGGCCTGGGCAAGCTCGGCTACCCGCTCCGGCTCCAGCCCGGTGTCCTCGTAGGCGGCGAGGCGGCAATACACTTTTGGCACAATACATCCTTTTGTGCAGCCTCCCAGTTCGTGACAACCTCGTTTGCAATAGTGATCCTGCCCACACATCTCCCACGGGTCAAAATTTCTCCAACATTCGTTAGTCAACCTCTCCATGTCAATCCTCCTTCGGCGGGCGGCGGTAGGCGAGCCACACTGTCCCATAGTCGTGACAGGTAAAATCACCCCTGGTGTATAGTGCCTTATCTTCCAGGCTTACCCCGTCTACAATAACCCAACGCCCGCTAATCTCCTGGTCAACTCCAGGGGTTTCTACCCACACAGGAAGCCCCACCATCTCCCCAAATTCCTCCAGCATCAGCGGCTCGTTTGGCTGGGTGTCCGGGTGGGTGCGGAGCAGGTCAATAGCCTCCACCAGATACTCCTTGCGCACAAAGGTGCCAAATGGCCCCCTGTGGGGGGAATCCCCCAGGTTCACCGCCTCTTGCAATTTCTCAATAATTTCTTCAACGCCCATATGTTCCGGCTTAAAAAGGCTCATTTCTTCTCCTCCAATCTAAACTTTTCTAAACCTGTTTTCACTATCCCATCGGGATGATCTCAACCTCAACCCGGGGATTTTTCTTGTCCACGAAGAAGCAGTCAGAGAAGGCTTCAATCTCCCCCCAGCCGTCATTCTGAAGCACGCCCGCCCTCACAAGAACATCCTGTATGCACTTCCGCCCAAACGAGGAGATATTATCCTTGTCCCGGCGGCGGTTTGGCTCATACCAGGTGTACCGCATAACCACCGGGCCATCGAAGGACACACCCCGAAGCTGGGTTTTGGCGCAAAGCATGATGATCCGCTCGGTCTGCTTCTTCATCTGGGCTGCCTTCTGCCGGTGCTGCCGCTCTGCGGATATGTAGTCGTTCAGGTTTGGCAAGATCCCCGGGATAATCAGTTTAACGGCCCCCATCATGCCACATCCTTCCTTGGCCTGCCTCTCTTCGCATTGGGGGGCAGATTATTATTTTTACGCCATTCCCAAACGGTTCCGGCGTTCACGCCAAGCCTATCGGCTATCTGGTGATCGTTAATACCCGCACCGTAAAGCTGTCCGGCAAGGTAGTCGTCCATCTTCTTGGGACACCCACGCAGTTCCCCGGTGTTGTCTCCGCCGTAGACCGTATAAGTACCAGCGTCCAGGTCCTCCACAACAACGCAATAGGCCTTGTTTTTGCCGCTCTTGACCTTCGACACCATTGACTGGAAACTGTTGACAGTACACCCCATGAATGCAGCGCACTCCCGAGCATTACCAATGACAATGAGCTGATCCAGATAAGCGGCATAGACGGTGTACCAAGTTGAACTCTCACGCCGTCCCATCGGCCACAGCCTCCTCACGCCAAACACTATCCGGGTAGTTCAGCCCAGCAGTTTCCAAAGCGTTCCACCATTTCCCAGAGGTCATACCAGCGGCCTTTGCCTCTTCCGCCGTGGCAGGAAGTCCGGCAGCTCTGCGGAGCGGAATCAGGCGGTCACGTTCCGCCTTCATCCGGGCGAAGAGATGGTCTTGGGCTTCTTTGGCCCGCAAGTCAGCGCCACCCCTCGGCTGCGGCTTTGTAGCTCCCGCAACACTACGGCCTGGCAGTTCTGCTTTGATTTCGGACAGATCTGGCCAATATCGACATTTCCCAGCATGGCTTTCTACGGCCTTTATAACCTGCTCAACACTGTAACCGCTCAATTCATTTACCCACACTTTTGCAATGCGCCCGCTTAGCCTTGGCCGTTTTTCTTCCGGGGTGTTCGGGTGCAACGCCTTGATGTGTTTCCAAATCTCTTGTATGTCAGAAATTTCCATGCCGTTCCCCTTCCGTCTATGGTAACTCTTCCGTTAAAGTGCGCCCCCGAAAGAAGTAGAGTGTATAGTTTTGTACTCTGTAACGATAGGTAAGGTTATGTTATGTATGGTAAGGTCTGGTAGGAGCGTTACACAGCGTATCACCAGCGTTACAAGAGCGTTACCTGTAACCGTTACATAAGCGTTACACAGCGTATCACCAGCAGTCAGGCTTCGGGGTTGTTTTTCCGCTCCCGGTATTTGCGTACCCTCTCCCTGGTTTTCTCCTTCTTGTTATCCTCGGCATCCATCAGAAGGACGGCGTACTCCTCCCAGTCGTGGAGTTTCATATCCTCGTCCAGCCAGCCAGCCGCCCGGAGGCCCATTATCAGGGCCTCCGGCTTCTTCTTCCAGCGGCAGGCGTCAGCGATAAGCCGGGGGCTGCACCTGGACAGGTCGCCATCATAGGCGTTTTGGATGGCCCAGGTCCACAGGGACACAAGGATACCCACGGCGACGATATTGGGAGATACCGCAGAACTGGATAGACCCAGCTCGTCCACCAGCCTGTCCGTTTTGGGGTGCATAGGGAGGTTGCTATATACCTGTATCCACGGGATCATATCCTCACTCCTTCATCGTAAAGGTGCGGCCCAAGCGGCTCTCATAGGCTTTCTTCACCTTGGCATACACCACGGGAAGGGCGGCGTCTGAGATGGCCTCGATACTTTCCACCCCGGGATAGCCCCGGCTATCCGCCCTTGTGATAGATAGATAGGCCAGTTTGATCTTGTCCTTATCACCGCCGTAAAGCTCGTCCATCATCTGGGGGATGGCCATACGGTAGTAAGCCGCATTCTCCCGGGACGCTTGGGTGCCCCTCTGGGCCTTCTCCCCGCCCTGCCCCCGCCGGTCATTGTCCGGATCATCCTTTTTCGTGGGAACGTGAAAGAACTTCAGGAGAAAATACTTTTCGGCGTAGGTGAGGGCCTTTCCCACGCCCTTCTCTCCGGCCAGATCCACCCCCTGGGCGTACCAGGGAACCTCCAAACGCTCCCCGCTCTCAATGTCGTGCCAGACCATTGTCAAGGAAAGCTCGGTGAGATAGCGGGAAGTACCGCTTTTTGTGGTACCCTCATGAATCTGGGCGGAGGTCACAATGGGGATCAGCAGTAGCTTATACTCGTCCATCAGCGGGCGGAAACGGTCCAGCACGTTCTCATCGGAGGCGAAGTCGTACTTGTCGGAGAGATTCTTTCCGTCCTTAATCACGGCGTCTGCCGCCTTCTGCATTTCCAGCAGTTTCTCATATAGATTCATGGTATTGTCCTCCTATCCAATGTGTCCACGGGGGTGCTTTTGCTTTTTGATCTCATAGAGAGACTTGCATACCGTCCAAGCCACGCTCGACTGGACACCGTCTACCGGGTAAAGACGGTAAGTCCCGTCGGACAGAAACTGGATAGCAAACAGGCTCTCCGGGTAAATTCCATTGAACTCACAGAGGGATTTGTAGCCCTCCAACTGTGCGCCGACACGGGGCTTGCAGATCTGGGAAACGAACTTATAGTCCAGAACAGACAATGACCCGTCGAACTCACACACCAGGTCAGGTGTCCCCGCATAGCCGTCCCCGGCCAAGGACGCCTCAACGAGCATGGGAGTGATACTATGCTCGGACAGGAAAAGTTCCACGGCGTCTGCGTAGGGCAGATACTGGCTCGGCAGCTCAAAGTCCTCCATGGCGCCGCCGCCCAGGCGATATGCTATGTATGCGTGCATTGTAACTCCACGGTCTGCAGCGGCCTCTACGGTCAGCTCCATCTCGGCATCCATGTCATCAAAGTCGTCCCCCAGCGGAGCCACAAGCTGGGTCACACTGGGTACTGTCACGCCGTCAATACAATACTGGTGCGCAGATTCGTCAAAAGTGAGCATAAGACCCCTCCTATATGGTTTCCATCTGTGCACCCACCAGGAGCGCCAGAATGTCTGGGCTGGTGTCCAGCAGTTCCAGAAGCCGGGCCTTGAAGCAATCTTTGCACAAGGTCTTGCCGTCCATCAGAAAGATATTCTCCCCGCCATAGAGTTCGCCTTGGCAGTCAGAACAGAAATCTATCGGCTGGGTCTGCTGTGGATCAGCAATACCGTAAGTGGGCCCTTCATCATAAAGGCTCATACTGATTTACCTCCTTCAACGGGATCATCTTACCAATAAAAAACGGCAATGGACGGCAATCTTTTTCATTCTACTTCCCCCAATACTCGAAAAAATGAGTATATGCGCTGGTACGGCCAATCTCAATCACCCTGCACCAACTTCTCCAGCCGCTCCAGTTTAGTGATCTCCTGCTCAATGGGGTCGCCAAAGATCAGTTGGAGCTGGTTCAGCATGATGGACACATCGGCCATTTCCTCCAGCAGACCGGCGGGGTTACACTTCCCCCGCAGCCACTTCGTCAGTTCCTTCTGAAGTTCTGCCAGTTCCTCAATAGCCACAATGACCTGGGGACGGTAGCCGAACTTCTTAATAGCACCCTCCAGGATGGAAGCCTCCCGCTCCTGGGTCATTTCGTTTTTCTGCTCGTTCATCTAATTTTCCTCCTCATTCTGGGCCTCTTCCATCAGATCAAAGAGGCTTATGGTCTCTTCTGTCTCAAAAAGAGTCTCTATCATTTCCTTTTGCGCTCGCATATAAAAAGATTTGTCAACCTCGAACCCATAAGATGGACGCCCTAATTCATACGCTGCCCGAAGTGTACTACCGCTTCCGGCGCACGGATCAATCACCACATCGCCCGGGTCAGTAAATAGCTTAATTAGACGTTTCAGCAGCTTCACAGGCTTTTGGGTCGGGTGAATTTTGGGGATCTCTTTCCCGTCCTTCTGCCACTCAAACCAGTTGAAAATCATTTTCCTGTCCCCGTAGACGTCCGTATTGCGAAATTTGGGAAGTTTGTCCCGGTAGAGAACAACGGCAAATTCCGTAGCCCCTACGATTTTCATGTTGGATTTGAGTACTTGGGCGGAGTAGTTCTTGCAGAAAAACAACGGATAGGATTTCATAAATCCATACCGCTTCCCATACTCAATCGCCGTCTGCA